TTCACTCTTGCAATGATTTGTCTATTAGTTTCCATATTTGTAAATCTTACAAGAGTGCCAAATGGTAAAGTCTTATGGGCTACAGTATATGCATATGGATTAAAGAACTCTCCATTTGCAGTTTTTCTACCATGTTTATACCATGAAACTTTAGCCTTATAAGTTTTGACGACCTTGACCGCTGCTGGTGGGCGCTCATGAGCATAGGCTTGTGTTGAAAACAAAAGTCCTACACTCAGAATAGCGCCAATCAGACGCTTTCTCATCGTTTTACTCCTTTTTGTTTTATTTAAGCTGCTTCTAGTAGACCTTTTAGTCTGTCTGCACAAATAGAAGCCGCAAAAGCTTGTGGCTTAACCTGAGGTATAATATTACAGGCACCTCTAATGTAGCCAATAGCTTGATTTACTACACAGGATGAACCATGCCTTTCTGAAGGATTAATATCCAAGTGTAGTTCCACATATCTCTCACCAATAACTTCGGCAAGTTTTTCATACATTTCATGAACCATGTAAACTTCGTTCATGAGTCTAAGTGCTGGGCGACCTGGTTTTGCATCAAAGTCTTTTTGTCTTGCAATATCACCAAAGACCTTGCAACCATGCTTACCGTCTTTGTGAATAATAACCGCAACACAATAATCGGCATGCCAAACTCCATTAAGCTTGAAACGTTCAGAATCTGCACCGATATAGATCTTTGACTCTTGTGAAGAATCAGAAATAAACTGCTTCACCTTTTCCAAGTCGAACTTTTGCACAATACTACCTCTTTCTATTTAAACGTCGTTTCTTTCGTTTACCTGAACCGATTTTACGTCGGCCTTTACCTGATTTACTTTTGTGTGCCCATGGCATATCATTTCTCCTTTAACTTGAGGTGACTTTTTCGGACTCTGACCATAATCCATGCATTGTAATAAGCATCCGATTCTAGAGCACCTCGAAGTATTTGTTCTTTCAACTCAAAATAAGTTAACTCACTTTTTGAAGTACAAAATCTTATGATTTCTCTTCTAAAGTTGGATTCACCTAATCGTTTTATATCATCTTTTAGTTCGTCATTTGAACCCCAGTAGGTTTGCCAATCGGAGTCATGTAAAAACTTTTTCTTTTTACCTTTGACTGTTTTGGTCTTTTTGACCTTCAACAGTTTCTTACCGATATATTGTCTACCATTGGTCTCATTAGTTATTATATATATAAAGCCTATAAAGTCAACCGTTTTTTCAGGGTCTATAGGTTTTCCATCATATAGCCATAAAGTCATAGGGAAAGTCTCCTTTCCCTATACTTATACTACCTAAGTTTAACCAAAGTTTTCCCTACCACCACCATCCCATAGATCCTCATCCTCATCTTTATCCGGATCATCTATATTATAGACTTCTTTTAGAACTGAATCTAGTGCATCACTGATTCCTAAACATTCTTCAAGTGTATCAGCATCATAATCTTCAAATGAGGAAATTATCTCATAGTAAATATTGATCTTGATTTGTTCATCATGTACATGTCGTTCAATGCTTTCTGCTACCTCTGCAAAAAGATCACTACCTGTTGACCAACCCATATTATTCTCCTTATAGTTTAAAATCTTTTAATGATTCAGTTGATACATCGTTCTTCACTCCACCAATAATGTAGGAAGTTATTTGTGTTTCCTGGGGAGCTACTTGTACTTCTCCACCAGAAATCCATTTACCTGTCCATGGTAATGGATTAGATCCAGTCTTATATAGATGTGGTAGACCAACTGCCGTGAGACGACGATTGGTAATCCATTCCACATATTCATTTAGAAGTTGTTTATTCAGACCAATCATTGAGCCGTCTTTGAATAGATATTCAGCCCATGCTTTTTCTTGCTCTGCTGCATTACGGAACATTGCAATACATTCCGCTTTTGTTTCCTCTTGGATTTGCTTGAAATCAGGATCATCCAGAGGAAGTACTTTTAGAAGTTGTTGTGTACTAGCTAGATGTAAGTTTTCATCACGACAAATAAGCTTGATGATTTTAGCATTACCTTCCATCTTTTTCAGTTCTGCAAATGCCCATGAACAAGCAAAAGAAACATAGAAACGGATACCCTCAAGAATATTGACTGACATAAGAGTAAGCCAAAGAGCTTTTTTATGTTCAAATGAACCGATATTAGTTCTAGTATTATGTTCAATCAACTCATCATAGTTCTTGCTGATATCCTTAGCACAATCTACAATCTCTTGTAGTTCTAAAATCTCATCTAGCACCTTTGATGGATCAGAATACACATTACGAATGATGTGCGTATAGGATCGTGAATGGACAGATTCACTAAATGTCCATGCCACAATCCAGTTTTCTAGTTCAGGTAAAGAACAAATAGGTCCAAATGCAACCGTGGGCGCCCGACCCTGCACTGAGTCAAGCAGAATCTGGCGCTTTAGATTACTTGTAAAAATATGTTGTTCATGCTTTGATAGATCACGGAAGTCCTTTGAGTCCTTTAGAAGATCAACCTCTTCCGGCACCCAAAAGAAACCCATAGAACTTCTAGTTAACTTTTCTAGAAAAGGATACTTTTGCTTATCAAACCTAGCAATCGTAGGTGCTTCATCAAAGAAAAGTCTGGATTTAAGATGACTCTTTTTATTTGAAGAATCAAATACGCTATAAGTCATTTTTTACCTACCTATAGTAATGTTTTTCTGTATCTTAATTTGTTTATTAGACCAAGTCCAACATTCTCTTGTTTCATCTTGAAAACACACCCAAAGTAGATCATGCTCAAGTCCATAATCTATCATAAAATGTGCCCATGCTTTACCCTGAGGTGTTTCAAGGGGAAGTGGTGTATTAAGTTGAAGTATCATATTGTGCAACTATCACAAGTTTCATCATCAACTTTAGATTGTTCTAGTTCTGGTAGTACTTCTTGTTCACCAGCGCCATCAAATACGTTGCAATAATAAAGATTTTTTCCACCCATCTGATAGAACTGAATGATATCCTTCATTAGGACTGACATTGGAATTTGGTCATTATCATAATGCTTAGGATTATAACTAGTATTTACGGAGATAGCTTGATCAATAAACTTTTGTAGTACTGCACAGATTTGAAGATAACCTTCTGGAGACTTTTGATCCCATAGAAGATCATATTTATTTTTAAGTCTTTTGATTTCTGGTACAACCTGTTTCAATACTCCATCCTTACTTTGTTTGATGGAAATAAGTGATCGTACTGGTTCAATACCATTTGTAGAGTTACTGATCTGTGCGGAAGTCTCGGCAGGCATTAGAGCCATTAGTGTAGAGTTACGAATTCCATGTTCTGATAGCTGAATACGCAGAGAGTTCCAATCCATTTTATAAACCGGATCCACTAGATTGTCAACATTTTTCTTGTAAGTATCAATGGGAAGCATACCGAGAGAATATTTGGTTTCAGTTGACTTAGGACAGGCACCCCTTTCTTGTGCTAGATCCGCAGAGGCCTTGATAAGGTAATATGACCAAGCCTCGGCAAATTCATGTACTTTCTTTAGACCTTCTACACCAATATTAGAGTAAGTAAGATCATTTTTAGCAAGCCAGTAAGCAAAGTTAATGATACCAACACCAAGAGGGCGCCTCGCCATAGTAGAGTTCTTTGCTGCCAAAACAGGATAATCTTGATAATCAAGAAGCTCGTCAAGAGCCCGAACGATAAGTCGAGCAGGACGCTCAAAGTCAGAAGTAGCACGGATTTTTCCCCAGTTGATTGCTGCAAGAGTGCAGAGACTGATTTCACCATTAGGATCAAAAACGTCCTGTAATGGTTTAGTAGGCAATGCTATTTCTGCACAAAGATTGCTTTGATAGATAGGAGCATCTTCTTTAATAAATGCACCATGGTCATTTGCATGATCCACATTCATTAGATAGATTCTACCGGTATCTTTACGTTCCTGAATAAACGAACCAAATAAAGTTAGAGCTGAAATACTCTTTTTGCGGATATTTGGATTTTGTTCAGCTTCCTCATATAGTTGCTTGAACTTGTCATAATCCACAAAGAATGCATTATATAGACCAGGAATATCGGATGGTGAAAATAGTGTAATATTACCACCAGAGAGTAGTCGTTCATACATGAGTTTATTGAACTGAACACCATAGTCAATATGACGAATTCGATTATCTTCAGTCCCTTTATTGTTCTTTAGGACTAGAAGATCCTCAACTTCATAGTGCCAGACTGGATAATAAAGAGTTGCAGCACCATTACGAACACCACCTTGAGAGCAGGAACGAACTGCAGACTGAAACATCTTATAAAATGGAATCACACCAGTGTGTGTTGCATCACCATTACGAATAGGTGAACCAATAGCACGGATTCGGCCTGCATTGATACCAATACCTGCCTTTTGTGAAACATATTTTACAATAGATGATGTAGTGGCATTAATAGAATCTAGAGAATCATCCGAGTCCACCAGCACACAAGAACTAAATTGCTTTTGTGGACTGCGTAGACCAGCCATGATAGGAGTCGGCAGAGAGATTTCGAAAGTTGAGGTCGCATCATAAAAGTCCTTTACCCACTTCAGACGTTCATTCTTTGGATATTTGTGGAATAGAACCATAGCAATGAGCATGTAGCTCATCTGTGGTGTTTCATAATATTTATTTGTAGCACGGTTTCTGATTAGATACTTACCACGAAGTTGTTCCATTCCTGCATATGGAATATTAAAATCCCGGTCATGTACTAGATAACTATTCAGAATCTTGTATTCTTCATCATCATACCAGGATAGTAGATTTTGTTCGTAATAACCTTCAGAAACTACATTGACTACATGTTGAAAAAGAGAACATGGATTTGGTCCGTTATAGACTTGCTTGCGAAGATGATAGTTGATAAGACGTGATGCTACGTATTGATAGTTTGGAGTAGCTTCAGTGATTAGTTCTGAAGCGGCTTTGATAAGTGTTTCCTGAATATCATTGGTCTTGATATTATTATAGAACTGAATTTGTGACTTGATTTCTACTTCGGACTCGGAAACATTTGATAATCCTTCACACGCCCATGATACCACTCGATGGAACTTTTCCAGATTTAGTGGTTCAATAGATCCATCTCTTTTCTTTACATTAATCGTCATATAGTCCCTCTTATTCTCTTGTTAAAAATGTGAAGTATTTACCAATCTCTTGCCAAGCGGATTCAGCAACCAGTTGATGTTCTTTTTGAGTTCCATTTGCCATTCTGAGCTCTGCATAATGAATCCAGCTCCGAAGAGTACCATTCATGTACATTCTGGATACTGTCAATCCCTCCGGTAGTACTACTCGTGCTTGTTCCTTGGCAATACCATTCTCAATAGCCCAGTTATATTGTTCTTTTACAATCTCTAGTAAATATTTTTGTCTATTTTCCCAATCTTGTTGTAAATACATATCATCAACTGAGATTGAGTTTTGTCTATTCTTTTTATCTTGAAGTCTTGCTTCACGTGAAGCAAACCCTAGATCTTTAGTAGGATCAGCATATCGTTGAGAGAACTCTTGAAATGAAAATGAGCGATGTCTAAGGATTTGTCGAGCTATATCCCTGGTAGTAGTAACTTCCATAACTACATTCACCATTTCAAAAATGCTGAAATGTTTATTCCGAATGCAATAACGTAAAAGTTTTTCAGCCGTTTCTGAGTTCATTTGATTGGAAGGATTTGAAACTCTGGCAGTATAGGCAATAAACTCGTCGGCAGATTTTACTCCATCGACGAGTGGGTTAGTAATAGCTACAATCTTTGCTGTATTCATAATATTATCTTTTACTTAAAATATTGGTTGCAAGTTGGTCTAGTCGGCGCCTGTCTGGATGATTGTGTACCCACATTCCAGTATGTGGCTCAAAGTTTTCTCTAAACCATTTATCCAACTCTGGGCGCCGAGTATTGATAGAGAGATCAATCTGTTTTGCTAAAGTATCAAACTCTGCATCAGTCATAATAGGTTGACCGATGATTTCATATGCATATGCTGCAACTGCAAGTCTAGACCTACGTCTAGTCTCTAGATCAACCCTCTCAGAATAAAGATCTTCCTTTTTATCTTCAAAGAAACTTTCCAGATTCATTTAATACTTGTTCCTTTTTGCTTTCATCTTTATCTTGTATCCGATATGGATAACAAGTACAATCGGGACCACACCAAGTATGGCAAGGAAGTTGTGTAAACTTATCAAATTTTATTGTGTTCAAGAAATGACTTTGCCACAATAAGGATTTCTAGTGCATTTTGACACGTTTCCATCAGTGTGTCAAGGATATATTTTTGATCACATGCGGTTGTGATATCAGTCATTCTATTCTCTAGAACTTTGATTGCATCATCAAGATATTGAGCTGCAACATCAGGTTTTGGTTCTGAAGGATTATTGTTTACCTCGTCAAGGTTTTGAGTATTGATAACTTCCTCAGCACTGTCTTTTAGTGCCTTGATGATACCAATACCAGCAAATGTCTTTAAAGTTTCATGATCCATATCCAATGTAATGATGGCAGAACCGTCATCATTATCCTTGATTTCTAGTACTTCTAGAATCACTGTTTTGTCTCCATCTTTTTCTTGATTTCAGCGGTTTCGTTCTTCATCCAAGTTGTAATCAGATCAATACTAGGGTCAATCACCTGACCAACTTTTTCAT